AAAAAGGAGTTGTTAATGGAATTGAATGTGAGAGTATTAGGAAATCAACCTGAACCATCTTTAACTATGGATGGTTATGAAATTATTGATTTCGAAGTCAGAACTAGAGACGAGAATCTCTTTGAAAAAGGAAAGAAAATCATCAATGATTATATTTCCAATAACCCAATGTGGGAAAATTGTCAATTGTTTATCGACGACCCAATGACAGTCGGTATCTATCCTCAAAACAGCAATGGTGCTGCTTTTAATGAAATTGTTTTAAAATTAGAATCCTTAGGTTTCTATGGTAAAGCTGCTGGTTATAAGGAGATTGCATAATGAAATTATTTGAAAAATGGACTCAATTAGGTCAAGATACTTTTGAACAGTGTCAATTCATCTTAGATAATAAGAGATATACTGGTATGATTAAGGAATTTGGAGAAAATCATATCGATGTCAAGCCCATGTCTATTGATTATGAATCATGTATCTTTATGGAAAAAGTTAATATGATTAAGTTAACAAAAGATATGTTTGACAAAATCAAGTTAGAGCTTTGGGACGATGCAAGAGGGTGTGATAATTCAGCAATTGGAGTTGCTGGTTGTTATGAACCTTGGGAAAACTTTATCTGGGAATAAAAAAAGAGGCCCCGGAAGGCCTCTTTAAAGTGGTTTAGTGAATCTAAACTCTTTTTATTATTACTTCTCAGTAAGTGTACAATCCTAGAAAAGGTTTGTGACACGGACCTTGCGGTAATATTTGTTGACGTTGTTAGCAAGTGAACCAAGTCCTTGGCTAGACACATCACCTTGTGCGAATGGGTTTGCAACCATTCCGTAACGAGTCTTAAATCCAATTTTTGGTTGGAAGCTATTTTCACCAACGGCACGAACCATTTGTAATGGAACGTAAGGACAATAGAATAATCCAGCATCAAATGCAGATGATCCTTTATATCCAACTACTAAGTAGTTTCCGCCTGCGAATGGGTCAACATATACTCTGAATCTTCCGTTAAGAACACCAGCAAAAGTATTGCCTGTGTCATCAACTTCTAGAGAGTTAGAGTTAAGAGCAGGTGTGTAGTCTAATACACCAGCCATTTGAAGAGCAGAAGCAACGTCTGAAGAACAGATTACGATGTTACCTTTACCTCTTCTTGTTCCTTTAGCAATAGCGTTAGCTTCTTGCTCGATTTGGAACATAAGGCCTTTGAACTTCTCAACAGACCATCTACCATTTGCATCAACGTCTAAGTCGAATACGCCTGGAGCAGCAGTGTTTGAAGCACCAACTACAGATGTTGTATAAATTGTTCTAACAACTTCTCTATTGATTTCTGTTAAGATTTCAGTTTGAAGGATGTTAGCCAATTCAGTTTCAGCATCTAAGCCGTGAACTGCTTTAAGGTCTTGAGCTAATTCAGTTGTGTATTCAGCTTTTAGGGCACGAGTCTTAGCAGAAACAGTCACTTTCTCGATTGAGAACGCCATTTCAGCATAATCAGTAACACCATCACCTAAAGCCTCAGCAGCACCTGTATCCATACCAGTACCAGTTGTAATTAACTGAGTATTAGCATTTGGTAAAGTGTTAGCATGAGTACCAGTTCCAGCGAAGCCTGTATCAGCTTCATTGAATAAAGCCTCAGCTCCAGCTTGTGAACCATATCTTGCACGCATTGCGAAGATAAGACCTGTAGGACCAGTCATAGGCTGAACACCACAGATATCGTATGCGATTAAGTTAGGTACGGCTCTACGCACTAAGCTAATTAGGATTGGGTCATAACCAGCAACTGGACCAGCAGCAGCATTTGTTGATAAGCCTGAGAAGCCATCAGCAGATGCAGAGTTTGTTGGTGCAGCTTCACTTAAAAGTGAAGTCATGTTGGCTGATAAATCGCCAGATTCCATCAAAGCTTTTTCAGTGTTTTCTAACACAGTAGCTGTAACAGCTTTTCTGTGAGAATCACTAATTGGTGAAAAAGATTCGTGCTCTAGTACAGGGCCCCACTTTTCCACTAGTCTTGTATAGTTATCCATTTGGATCTCCTTTAAAATTAATTTAATTTAATTAATAAACCAAGTTAAAATTAATTATTCTTTCTAGTGTTAAATGCCTCTACGAGAGCATTAATAGATGAGTAATCAGAAGCTGGTTTAACTACTTCCTGTTCATCTAGAATAATTTCGTCATTTTCTTCTTGTAAATCAGATTGTGTTTCCACAGCTGGTTTGTTTGAGAAGAATGACTCCTTAATTACTTGAAGATTCTCGGTATAAGACTCTAAATCTTCAATATCAAGCTTTTCAGACAATACTTTCAAACGCTCTACCTGATTCTCAGATAAACCTTCTGAAAGTTCGTCAAATACTTTTTCTGCCTTGAAAGATGAGATTTCTCTCTGTAGGTCAATGTTCTCGTTAACGAGGTCATTGCTCTTTTCTTCAAGATCTGAAACTTTTGTTTCGAGTTCAGAAACAATGTCTAAACTGCCTTCTTCAACAGTGATATTGTGCTCTGAGAAAAGACCTTTTAAACCACTCATTAGTGATTCTGCCATTTCTACTTTAATACCACTTTCGATAGCAATTTCATTTTCCTTTGTCCACTCTTGAACAACATAGTCGAGATACTTGTCTACGTTTTCAACAACTTCGGCCATTCTGGACTCAACTGCTTCTGATAACTCTTTGTCAAGTGACTCTTCTAATTCTTCTTTAAGGGATTCAGTTCTTTTGTTAACTTCTTCGTTAACAGCTGCTTCAAAAACAACACTAATTTTGTTCTTGAACTCTTCGGATAAATCTTCACCGTCGATAACTGAAGCGATAGAAGATTCTACAACAACCTCTTCGATTGTTTCAACTTCTTCTGTTTCAACCTCTTCTGCAGTAGGTACAGGTTCACCGGCTTTTTCTTGGCCAGGAACTACTTTTTTAGGTTCGACTGCATCTTTAGGCTTGTCTTCAGCGGTTTTCTTTAACTTGTCCTTTTTACCTTCTCCACCTTCTGGTGAAATAGGTGAAGGAACACTTGAAATTCCGTCGTCGGCTACGAATGAATTTTTTTCATCTGCCATTGTTATTTCTCCTTTAATTTGTTATAACAATTAATTTTTACAAATAATTTATAATTTGACTGTTTTTATTTATAATTTATTGGTTTCTTAAAGTACGGATAAATGTTTCAAACATTCTTGTTGCCGTTGCTTCATCAATTTTACGTACTACTCGATTTACTTTCTTTTCGACCTCTTCGACAATCTCATCAATAACATCGATTACTTCCTGAGCTCTCCAAGTATTTGAAGCAATATCATAGTAGTACTCTCTATTCTCCATAATGCCATTTACAAAGGCATCGGGAGCAGAAGGATCTGTTACAATATCAACTGTAGATAAATGAAAGTCTTCTTGAACCTGCATTACACCATCTTTCAGTTGTTTTACTGAACCAAGACCACGAGTAGAAACTCCAATCTTTACTCCTTCGTCTATGAACGTTTTAACAATTTCTCCCATTGGTGTACCAAGAATCTTAGCCTTACCATAGAAATTATTACCATCGCGTCGCATTTCTGTAATTAAATGTGACACACGATCCCCGTTGATTGTTGGACCATCGGGATGTCCTAATTCACCTAGCGCTCTCTTTGTTTCAATGAAATCTTTTGAATAACGATTCATTTCTTTTTCCAAAGTGTCGCAAGGATAAACTCTTCCATTGCGATTTTTAATATCACCTTGCATAAAGATACCTTCAATAAAGAAGGATTTTTTGCCGTTCTCGGCTGCCTCGGTAATAATCTCGCAATCTTCTGTGTATTCTGATATAAGTTTCATAATTGTACCTATTTAAGTATTATTTATAACTTTTCTTGTAAATTTATCCGCCTACTGTGATTTCTGCAAATTGAAGCACTTCGTTATAAGATTCTTCATCGGCCAATAATTTATCGGCCATATCTTTAGAATCTTTTGGCTTTAATTGCTTAAAGAAATCTGTTAATAGTTGAGCTGATTGTTTATCAACTTTCACACTTTTTCCATTTCCTAGTTTTGCGTTACCAGGTCTGGCAGTTACTTTATTCCCAGATATACGAATAGATGATTCCTCTAAATCTTCAGCAGACTCTTTAAATCCTAAAATACCTGCTTTGTCAAACATTGCAG